CGGAGTTACGGTTGCCGGAGTTGCAGTCGCCGGAGTTCCAGTCGCCGGAGTTCCAGTTGCCGGAGTTACAGTTGCCGGAGTTACGGTTGCCGAAGTTGCAGTCGCCGGAGTTCCAGTTGCCGGAGTTACAGTTGCCGGAGTTACAGTTGCCGGAGTTACGGTTGCCGGAGTTACAGTTGCCGGAGTTACGGTTGCCGGAGTTACGGTTGCCGGTGCAGCCCTTCCCCACGTTCACAATCTCAAGCACTTCAGTCCAAGGGATTTCCCGCACGATTTCCAGTTTGTTTGTTGCGCACTTGTCCTCGCCTTCTGCAACCGTACCGTGGGCGATCACTTCAGCAACGTGATTGTTGGGGTCAAAATCGTAGTAATTGAAGCAATCAGCGGCATTCTCACAGAAGTGCATACCCACATTGCAGACAGACGGGTTTACATCCTCTTCAAACGTGCCGGGGCAAGTATACTGTTTACCTTTGCATGTCCAATCAGGGTTGAAAACCTTATAGCCTTTCACACTCATTGTTGGTTCCTCCTCGCTTATTTCAGCTCAAAATATTGCGTCAGCAGGTCAGTGATCCCGGAATAAAACGAAATCCATCCACAGGTATAAAACTTGTTATCTTGCAAAATAATCGCATAATCATTGCAGGTCTGACCGGCTTCTCTTCTGGTTTCATCCACACGTTTCCAGAGCTTCGCCCCGCCGGGAAGAGGTTGTTTGTAATATTCAAGCCCAAACTGCACATCTTCCCATGCCAGTTCCCACGGCGCATCTTCTTTCAGTGTTTTTTCTGCCAGCATCAGCAGAGTAGACCGCCCACGGGGTTCAGAGGTTGAGTTTTTGACGGTAGTATAGGTAGTCGATGTTACAGGAGCGGGTGCGGTTACATCTTCCTTGTGCTTTAATATGCTTGCAGCACTTACCGTCACCATCCCAGGGCCTTGCGCCCCCTGCACTTTGCGGGTCGCCACAGTTTGGCTTTCCACAGCAGTGGCAGCAAGGGACAAGGATGTAGATTTTTTCTTGCATGTAGTTCCCTCTTTCGGTAACGTTTCCAGCGGTTGCTCTTTTGGATCAAAAAGTTTTGGGTTTTCCCGCACCGTTTCAGGCATTTTGATATCAGCAGTCTTGTCTGCAATGACGGCCTGTGCATATCGATATGCGCCCATCAATGTAATCTCGCCATCTCTCAGCTGGTGCTTTACATTTTCGTCACAGTTTTCCGCTATGGCATTCAGGCGAGCCGCCGCGCCGGTGCTCAGGCCCAGGATGCGGCAAAGCTCATCCCTGACCTTGCCTTTCAGCTGGCCAAAGCGCTTTTTACGGGAAAGTACCTCTTTCAGAGCTTCATACTGGGCCAGCCGCTCACCATCGGTCAGGTCTCTGGCCGTGGCATTGGCTGTGATGAGCGCTATCTTGTCATCGTCAGGGTCTTTGCTCTCACGGATGATACAAGGAAGCACATCAAAGCCCTCCGCGCCTTCCTTGGAAAGCTCATCGCAGGCTGTCATGCGCCGCTCTCCGCCGATAAGCTGGTAGTCATCATCATGCAGCCTTACGACTTCCAGCGGCTGCCGGATGCCGTTGGCTTTGATGTCCTCTTTCAGCCGGGATACGTCCCCGATGATATAGATTTTGTCGTTGTATGGGTTGCGGTGCAGGTGCTCACGGTCGATCATAACCACCTGCATCTTCTGCCCCGCCGGGATGGCCGTTTTGCTCTGGGTGTTCAAAAGGCAGTCAAGTAATCCAGTGCTCATCGTACTTTCCTCCCGAGTTTTTCAGCAGCGTCAACGAGTATCATAACAGCCTCAGCAGTGAGCCATCCCTCCACGTTGCAATGACACAGTAGGTTTATCCCCATGACTTCAAGATATCCAGCTTTTCCGCCATAGGAGTACGGCGTACACACCGCATCCCAGTACCATTTTTGAGCATCCGGGACGACGATCTGAGTGCCGCCCTGAAATGCCCGGTCGTATATATGGGCAATGCCTTTTTCTGTAAGCATGGCATCCAGCTTATCCATCTCAGTCATCGTTTTTCGCCCTCCACTGTTTTCTCCACGATATCTGCCAGCTGGCGATACTCGGTACTGGCCGGTACACGGTAGCAGTAAATCGGCAGGTGCTGGGTCTTTGCTTCCTTGACCTTCACGCTGTAATCGATACGCAGCACGCTGCCATCTTCAGCGCGGAACACGGGATAGTGCATCTTGTCCAGCTGATCCAGTTGGACGAGAACTTTTTCGGAGTAGGTGCCCCGGGTGTACTTGGTAGCCAGAATGCCCATGACCTTGATGCCGGGATTGTAATTTTCCCGGACAGCATCCACCTGCTCCATGATCTCGAAGAGGCCGTCAAAGGCCCACTCATCACAATCCACCGGTACGATGACCCAATCAGCCGCCACAAGGGCGTTGATGGTGGCCATGTCGATATCAGGCGGGCAGTCCAGGATGCAGTAGTCGTATTTATCAGCAATGCCGTTCAGGGCTTTGCGCAGGCGGTTGTGCTGTGGCCGGGTCACATCCAGCATCACCTCGCGGTTTGCCTTGATCATGCTCATGCTGCTGGGTGCGACATCCACATACTCGAAATCCGTTTTCTGGATGATGTCGCTCAGGGTGATGCTTTCCATCATCACCTCGGCCACGGTAGAGATGCCCGGGTTAAATGTTTTGAAAAACTTGGAGGTGTTGGCCTGCTTGTCCAGATCCATTACCAGAACATGCCGGTGGTGCATCTGGCCAAGGATGCAAGCCAGGTTGCAGGCGGTGACGGATTTCCCGACCCCGCCCTTGAGGTTGATGATCGCGATTTTTTGCATTTTCATTGAGGATTCCTTTCTTTTTCAGGCCTTGCTCTTGATGAGCGAGTGCCTTTTTGTACCACTGGGCCATTTCGCACCGCTGCCCGCCGGGTTTGCTATGATGGCATTTCCTTTGGCCTGGTAGTAATGCTCCATGGTGGTGGGTGCGTTCAGGATGGTCGTGCGCAGATACGCCTGGATGTTTTTGACCGGCTGAGTGGTATTTGATAGGCTGTCCATAATGTACTCGATGTGCTGGCTTGTCAGCTTGTCCAGCTGCCGCCGGATGGCTGCCGTGTTCTGGAGCTGACCGCCGATCATCATGCACTGGTTGGGGCAGGTGTACATGGTCGTGATATTTTCCAGCAGCTCCCTCAGCATCTCCGGGTCATACCGCCGCTCCAGAGTGTCGATTTCGAGCCTTTCCCTGAAGTCCGTTTCCACATCCTCCCGCCGGGGTGTGTTATCCATCAATCCGCCCTGCGCAGCAGATAGATAGATTTTATTACTAGATTTATTACTAGATTTATTACTGGGGGAAAATTTTTCCCTACCCTGAGGGAAATTTTTTCCCGGGTCTGAGGGAAAATTTTTCACCGGGGAAATTTTTTCCCTAGGGAAATTTTTTCCCGGGTCTGAGGTCTCCACAAGGACAAGATTTTCGATGTCCGGCACTGTCCGGTATGCGTTGTGCGGGACGTTGCCGACCATCTCTTTTTTCATCTCCAAAATTCCACGTTTTACAAAATCTGCCAGATAATTTTTGGCAGATTTCTGGGAGATGTGGAGCCGTGCAGCAATGTATGCAGACCCGCCGCAGAACCAGCTTTCTCCGTCCTGTGAAAAGCCGTAGATGATAGCCAGCGCGTTTGCCTCGGCGCAGTTAAAACCAAAATTGTCATACATCCAGTCCATGACAACGATGTACTGACTTCGTTTCTTTTTCTCTGTCATTCCTCACCAGCCCCCTTAAAACGGCAGGTCGTCGTTGTCGTTGATGACCGCGAAGTCGTCGGCAGATCCCTGAGAGTAGGCCGAGGCAGGTTCGCGGTAATCCTTAGGAGGCGCTTCACCGCCGTCATCCACCTGCTGGGCCTTTTTCGGCCCGGCAAAATTGATTTGGTCGGCCAGCACCTCCACCGCTGTGCGGCTGTTACCGTTCTTGTCTTTGTAGTTCCGGGACTGCAAAGAGCCGGTAATGGCCACCATGCTGCCCCTCTGAAAGTACTTGGAAACAAATTCAGCCTGCCCGCGCCATGCGACGATATCGATAAAGTCGGCCTGACGCTCCTGCCCCTGCTGTACAAAATTCCGGTCGCAGGCAATGCGGAAGCTGCACACATTGTTGCCGTTCGGGGTGGTACGAAGCTCAGGATCAGCCACAAGCCGTCCCATGATTGCTACTACGTTGAGCATTTCAGATAGTCCTTTCCAACCACCTGCATCCATGTGCGGTGGTCATATACGCTCTCAAAATCCCGCTGTGCCTGTTTTTTGAGGTACAGGCGCAAGTGGTGGTCAAAGTGGGCGCTGTATCCCGGTTCGTTGTGGTGCCGGTGGCACAGCCAGACCTTCAGGCCATATTGCTCTGCCACGGGACGCAGCGGGCCATTCAGGACATGGTGCTCTTCCAGCCCGGTCACCGTGATCACGTTGTATTTCATCCGGCAGACGTAGCACTCCCGCCGGGTCTGCATGATTGACTTAGCCATGAGACTTTTGGTCTCCTTTTTCGGTGCCCGAACAGGATCTGTAGCACTCATCCCAGACCATATCCAATGCTTTCATAATTCCGTTGAATTCTCCGCTGATTTCATGTACCGCCAATTCTTCTGCATAAAAAAGCAGGCGGCGACCCAATCGGAGCCCATCAATGTAAATACTGTTTTCGGGAGTTACGATTTTCTCTTTTTCCACCTCGGCACCTCCTTCCATTCCTGCCAATATTGTGTTACATTCGGATCGTTGATGCCCATTTCGGCCAGCCGGTCAAAAATTCCATCGATAAAAGCCGCCATCTGAGCGGTGGTAAAGCTGCTGGAGCCCATAGATGCCTTTGCTGTGCACCGGTCATCATCCAGCAGCTCCACGACATGCACCAGCCGGTACGCATTGCGCAGGATGGGCAGCGCCGCCACAGGCAGCTCCAGAAAGTCGTATTCTAGGCCGTACTCTTCCAGCATGGAAAAGTAGCAGTCCTCGGGGCTCACGCCACCGGCACGACCCGCGTTATAGGCATCCGCCATGATGGTGAGCAGCGCCCACATCATCCGGTTTTGACTGAGCGTGCGGTCTTTCCGTTCCTGCTCAAAAGTGACCACAAGACGCAGCGGCTTTTCGTGAGCCAGATCATCCAGCTTTTGAAAAATCTGCTTTTCAACAAATTCCGCTGAATTTTCCACTGTAAAGCGCCGCCGGGCCGGGTCGTAAGTCACCGGCAGCCTTCCGATCACACCTTGTCTGGCCATAGGATTTTCTTCCCATCCGGCAGAGCAAACTGCACCATCGTGATAGAGCCCCGCTCATCCCGGGCAAACCGGTCAACGACCAGCCTGCCAACAGGTCTGTATTTTCCGTCTGCTCCCTGCACAAGCTGTACCTGTGCAGCCTTGAGCGTGATGGGCTTGAGATCCATCACATCCTCACCGGCACCCACCATGGCCGCAGCTCTCAAAAAGCTGGTGGTCTCCTGCATCTGGGCAGGATTTGGTGAAGGGATGGCAAGCGGCCCAGCGTCCTTGTGGACGTACTCGCCGGTAGCCGGGGAGTATACGCCAACCTGACACCTCAGCTGGCCGCCTGCGTAGTAGTAGCGGTCACTCCAGCCCGGGGGGCCGAAAGTTTCATTCAAAATGCGCCGGACAGCCACCTCCATTGGCAGCACACGGATGCGAACTGCATCCGCCGAAACGTCCAGATAGCGCACAGTGCACTCCTCTGGGGCTGTCTGCCGGGGTTTTGGCCCATCAATAGGAAAAGTAACAACCGGGGCACAAGCGCCCTCTGCGGGCTTCCTGGGCGTGCGCGGCGTGCGCCCGCCGGGGCTCTTCTGATTCGCCATGGTATCATCCTCTCTGTGTAAAAATACGCTTTCGCGCCGGCAGCGGCTTTTGTTTATCCACCTGCCGCCATTGGTGGAAATTCACTCGGTCATGGAAATGTGCCGTTTCAAATCTTTATAAAATTTTTCATTTTGCTCTGCTTCATTGGCACGCGCAAGCTCCAGCAAATCCAGCAAGTCGTTGCAGATTTCGCTGTATGCCTTCTTTTTCTTGGTGGAAGTGCAGGAATCGGCCAAAAACTGGTATTTCCCGCTCAAATAGGCGATTCTGCTAATCGTATCATATTTCATCTTTCGCATCCTCCTTCAGTACGTCCCAAACTCCTGGCCTATTGGTCGATGCCAAAGCACTCGCTCTGTCTCCATCTCACCCTCCTAATTCCGGGTCAGGGCATTCCCACCAATAGTCTTTGAATTTAATTTCTCGGTCGATCGTTGTTTCTCCACGGATTACTTCGATTTCCTGATTAAACTCCATGCCACGCTCGTACCCATAAAATCTGAAATCGAGACCATATTTTTTCGACATTTCTTCGTAGGGCTCCGATTCAAACGCCCAAGCCGCTTGTACCGGAAGGACAACGATATTATCCTCTTCTTCCGATTCTGACAGCCAGGCTTCTCCTTTGTACTTCTGAACAAAATTTCTTCTGGTGCCAGAGATGTGCGCGTCTGCCTTTATGTCAATTTCAATGGCGTACTCATTGCAAGAAAAAGATACTGCATTCGGAACTTTTTTGAAAATAAGAGCATCCTTAACGGGCTTTCCTTTTTCAATGCTGGGTTCCCACACAGCCACACATTCGGTGAGCCATTTTAGAATATCTTCTTTTTTACCCCGAATTTTAAGTTTACCTTCGCACCAATTTGGCATATATTAGCTCCTTTCTTTTTGGTCAGTACGTCCCAAACTCCTGATCAAGAAGAGCGTCCAGCCGGATGGTGTTCCCCCGGCCCTTACCCTCTTCCCCGGCCATGTTGGCCCAGCCGTTCGGGTAGCGCTTGCGCACATACCGGGCAGGAACACCCATACAGACGCTGACTTGCTCCAGCGTCAGCCGGATGCAGCCAACACGGTCGAAAATGGCTTTATAGCTTTCGTGCCACGCTTCATTTCTTGTCGATTTCGCCACGGTCTTTCAGCTCCTTCTGTCTCCGTTCAAACTCCACCTGCTGGCCATAGGTGCGGCCAGCTGCAATGGCCCGGGCACACACCGCGCCAATGCTATCGTTTGCAGCCAGCACCTTTTTGGGCCCTTCCCGCCGGGCATACGCTTCACGGTGTAACGGTGCGGTGTCCAGCGCCTTTTTTTGGTCATGCTGGTGCTGGTTTTGCTTTACACACTCTGGGCAGAGCCTTTTATTGGGTGCAACGTTCTGCATCACAGCGCCACACATCTCGCAGGTTTTGGTATAGTGCATCCGGTCGCTTTCATGTCCGCCCATCACCGCGCCGTCCTTTCCATCCGCCGCCGCTGGGCAGCGCGCCGCCGGGCATTGTCTTCCCTCTTATACCTGTCCCACTGGGCCAGCAAA